AACAAAAGACAAAATAAACGTGATAATATGTTAGCGTGAACAGTTGAGACGAGCGATTGCAGATATGCAGTCGCTTTTTTTCTTGCCTGTTTGCCCTCCTGTTATATGCGGGTAAGTGTACACAGTCATGTGCATAACTGCCCGCCTCTTGTGGATAACAGGACAGGAGAACCAATGAAGAGAGGAGAACGCAGATGCTTTTGAAATCATGCAGGTGTGGCAAGTTGATTCCACAGTCAGTAAAGATGTGCGAGGAATGTGAGCAACGGCAGCAGTCGAGGCACATGATATACAACAACACACGGCGAGACAAGAGAGCAGCCGAGTTCTATGTGTCAAAGGAATGGCGGGCGATGCGGGAGCATATCATTGAGGTCTATGACAACATGGATATATACGCATTGTATGTCGAGAATGAACTACTCACATGCGAACCAGTACACCACATAGTTGAACTTGAGGACGACTGGGAACAACGCTTGAATCCGTTCAACCTCATACCTCTCAACCATAAGACACACAACACAATCACTGCTCTGTATAAGCAGAGCAAAGCGAGCATGAGAGCAACACAGAAACAGTTGAGGTCACTGATTGAGTACCACTTTCGAGAGGCAGGGGGATATAAAAAAGTTTTGTGCGATTCATTTCTAGTCGCACCCCCTCTTTTGTTTGGAGAAAACTCCCCACGGGAATTTCAGCAGAAAGGTACATCCGAAAGGGGTGTCGGAATGTGACACAAAATCACTGAAATGTTGACGGAAAGGGGGTTTGTTGCTACATGGCAGGACAGAGACAACCCACGGATTTGGTTGTTATGAACGGGCGAAAACACCTCACAAAAGCAGAAATTGAGGCACGAAAAAACGCCGAGGTTGTAGCACCGAACGACAAAGTGAAACCTCCGTCATATTTGACACCGGAGCAAAAGAAAAAGTTCCGGAAGATTGCGAAAGAATTACTTGAAATCAAACTGATTGCGAATGTTGACTGCGATGCACTGGCGAGATTGCTCATTGCACAAGACCAGTACATCGAAATCACGCAGCAAATCAGAGCAACTCCATTGATGGAGGATGCTCCGGTATATGAGACAAAGACGAATCCGGACACGGGAGAAAAAGAACGTGTGCAGGTCGGTACAAGGCAGGTCGTGAACGGTGAACGTGAGCGTCTCATGATTATTCAAGACCGCTGCATGTCGGAACATGTACCGTCACAAAGAAAAGAACCATTGACGAGCAGGAGCGTGTCACGGCATGGGATGTCCTGCAAAAGTGTCTCACGACATACCGTTGCGAGTGCATCATTCATTCACTGACAAAGACTGTTGACATCTATGACAGGATAGGAAGTGATAAAGGGTGTTATTTCATGGAGGGATTAAACCTCCGGAAAATATCTTTGAAGTCGGACACCTATGATTTTTACACAAGAATCTATCCAATAGGCAAAGACGGCATCACGCCGAAATGGCTGACCGGAAAAGATTACATCGACAATTTTCAGTACAGTTCCAAAATCAAGGCGTATGTTTGGAAAGACGAAAGATACACCAACACCACAAGTCTGATTGAGGATGCAACGGCAAAGATTGAGGAGATGTCAAGACCATACAAGGCATATACTGCGGAGGTGGTCGACCTTGCGAATGCGTCAGAGGAATACAAAGACATTCTTTCATATGGAATCGGAGACACGGTCACACTTGTATCAAAGAAAACCCGAACGAAAGAAAAACAGAGGATTGTCAAAATAAGAGAATATCCGGAGACACCGAAAAAGAACACGGTTGAGATTTCCAATGCGAGAAAGACATTTGCAGAGATTCAGAAAGAGGAGACGGCAGCAGCAACCGAGGAGGCAATCTCAATCGCAAACAATAACACGAAAAAGGTGTTGCGGGATGGATATTATACAAAAACAGATGTTGAATCACATATTACGGCAGCGAAAGACGAAATCAGTTTAGGCGTTTCACAGGTGTATGAAACAAAAAAGACTGTATCGGAAAAAGTCGCAGCAGCAGAGAAGAACGCTAATGCAGCGACCGACGAGAAGTTGACAGAGTATTCCACAACGGAAGAAATGAACTCTGCAATTAAAGTAAAAGCGGATGCGATTGAATCAACTGTTTCAAAAAAAGTCGGAAGTGACGAGATTATCTCAAAAATCAATCAGTCAGCAGAAAAAGTGTCGATAAATGCAGAAAAAATAAGTTTGAACGGAGCAGTGACGGCAAACTCAAATTTTAAAATTAACACAGACGGTTCGGCAGAAACAAAGGCGTTAAAAATCACAGGAGGTTCGCTGCTCATTGGAGGAAACTGTGAAATCACCAATGAGGGGAATGTGTTTGCGTTATCGCCGAAATTTTATTCCGGATTGTACATCAACAGTGATTTTAAAATGGGGACATTGTCACAACTCAATTACTCCATGCTACTGGGATATGTCGGGGAAAATATATTTGTCGGTGAAAGCGGTGGCACTCTATGGGGATATGGATTCACGGCGAATAATGATATATATGCGTATGGAGCTATCGGATGTTTAGGGAAGAAAACACGAATCATACACACCGATGACGGACGGAACATCGAAATGTACGCATATGAAACGGCATCCCCTACATTCGGAGACATGGGAACGGGAAAACTTGACGAGGACGGTCAATGCTATGTGTATCTTGATGATGATTTCCTGCTGACAGTAGAGAGAGACATGAAATATATTGTAATGCTCACCGCAAAGGGAGCAGGCGAATTATACGTTGAATCAACAAATGAAAAAGACGGTTATTTTGTAGTAAAAGGCACACCGAAACTTGAATTTTACTGGGAAGTAAAGACAAGACAAAAGGGAAACAGAGACACAAGGATTGAACAGTCTGATATAACGGAAAAAGAAGATATAACGGCAGAGGAGCAGGAAATGCTCAATGAGCAAATGAGAAATCAGATGATGTTACTGTATGAGATGGAAAAGGATGAAATCGAAGTGCAGGAAGAACAAAACCGAATAATTGAAAGAATGGAGGAATCAGAATGAGACGAGTTATCACAGGATTCAACGCCACAAATGCAGCACAGGGGCAGCGTTTGGGGTTCACATACACGGAAATGACCGACAGCGGAAAAACCACCAGTGACAACAACAAAGGCAGCATGACGGTTTTAAGCGAGGAGGCACAAAGTCATATTGATTGGCTGAAAAAATTCATCAATGACTGGATTGAGGAACAGGGAGAATAAAAGAGGCAGCACCGAGAGGAGGTGAGAGCATGGCAGCGTTGACAAAATTGACGACGAACATCAATCTTGAGATGTCCGGAGACACTAAAAGATATTTAGTATCAGCAAAGCAGGGAGACAAGGCAACACGATTCATCATCGCAAGGCTGCTCAACAACGGCGAACCGTACACAATCCCGACAGGGGCAAGAGCAGTCATCAACATTGCAAAACCGGACGGAAAACATGTATATAACACATGTTCATATTCCGGTTCGGATGTGACAGTCGAATTGACAAATCAAGCACTTGCAGCCTCCGGAACGGCGTATTGCGACATTGAAATCCGGACGAGTGACGATTCACAGGTTATCACATCCGCATCATTCACAATGGAGATTGAACCGTCGCAGAGGAACGACAATGCGATTCTATCAGCGAATGAGTTCACAGAACTTGAGAACCGTGTCAAGGGTCACATTGAGAGTATTGACAGCACGAATGAGGCAGTCAAGAAAGCGGAACAGGCAAGAGTGACCGCAGAAAATGCGAGAGTAAAAGCAGAACAGGCAAGAGCGAACGCAGAGAATAATCGACAGAAGAATGAAAACACACGCATCCAACAGGAGCAGCAGAGGCAGCAGGACACCTCACAGGCGGTCAAGAATACGAACGATGCAACGGATGAATCCAAGAGGGCGACAACAGCCTGCAAAGAGGTTACAGAGCGGGCAGAGGACGCATTGCAGAATCAAGAGCAGCTTGAGGCGACATTGAACACGGCGACACAGATTCGACAGGATGTGTCACAGATGCAGACGGCAGTTGCAGAGGCAAAGAAACAGGTCGAGCAGGACAAAAAGGATATTGATGACACGATTCAAAATTCACTGCTTGCATCAGCAGAGAAAATCCTTGAGAGTGTGCAGGACTATTTCAACCGTGCAGAGGCGTTATATTCGAGCATGTATCTTGATTGTGACGGAGAAACGCCGTATCTGCGAACGGTGACACCAGTATTCATTGACGGAGCAACGCCACAGGTCAGAAATGCGAATGAGGGCGTTGATTTTGACGGAGGAACGCCGACCTCCCGACAATTAGCAGTATAATTCCATGATACTGGAAACAGACGGCGAAACGAACACAAAGGAGTGATTGTGTGATATATTCCATAATCACGGAGCAAAGGAGGTTGAACAATGGCAGCAATCAGACCATGCACCGGAACAACGGCAGACTGGAAAGCAGTTGAGGACACTCTGATTCTCAAGGAAAGAGAAATCGGAGTTGAGATTGACACATCCGGTCATTATCAAATCAGACAGGGAGATGGTAAAAAGAAATTCTTTGACCTGCCGATTATCGTCAACAATGCCCGTTATGAGGAAATACTGACATTGACACAGGGATATATGAACACCGTGAACAATTTCAGCAAGAACATGACGGAGGCGACCAACAGTGCAAACAGTGCAGCAAAGACGGCAAGCGATGCAGCAGCATCCGCAACCGCAGGAGCAAAGGCGTGTGAGGGCATTGTGGACGGTCTCAACACTATGGTTGACACAGTAACAAAAAAGACCTGCGTTCTCTCGATTGAGGACGGGATTTTGACGATAAGGGAGGCTTGAGCATGACTTACAAGAAAGTAACACCGATTTCAAAAGGCGTGTTGAGAATCAGAAGTGAACCCGATGAAAGCGGGAGAGTGTGCGGTTCGGTATCTTATGGCGAGGAGGTCACGGTCGAAACGACAAAGGTGACATCGAAAAAAGGTAAAGAATATTACAGACTGGCGGGATATGGCTATATTTTAGCGTCACAGGTAAGGGATGCAGAATCGCAGACAGAGGCAGAGGCGAAAGTGGATGCAGCGGTCAAGAAAGCGGAATCAGCAGCGAGAAAAGCAGAACAGGCAGCAAAGGCGTGTGACGGCATAGCTGCCGGAATGAATGTCATGATTGATTCTGTCACAGGGAAAGCGTGTGAGATTGGAATGACCGATGGAAATATTGTTGTAAGGGAGGCTTAACACATGGCAAGCGGAGACGTAATTGTAAAAGTAGCAGACAAAGAAACACTCGACCGCACCTATGCGAATACAAACGCAATACTGGCAGCAGTCGGGGAGGATGTAAGAGTAAAGGGAGTAAAGCGTTACGGACTGAAAATCAATAAAAATGACAGCAATCCGGCGACACGCTGCACATACCTTTTCGATGCGGTGGGAATGACACCTGCTGCGATGAACTATTCAACCGGAGCATTTGATTTCGGAGACTGGGGAGATGTCTTTTTTGTAAAGAACAACTATCCGGCAATGGTCAGATATGACGGTACAGAAGATTATAAACTTGACCCGAACGACCACACAAAGAAAGCGGACGGAACAACGGCATCCGATGTCGCAAACACGGCATACGGAGGAAATGCAATGAGTGTTTTCGATGGCAGCGGTGACAAGGGCAAAATTTGGCTCTCACAGTTTGAAATCGGAAACTATGAGTACATGATTATTTCAAACGTCCAGTATGATGAATCGTACAACGACGATGCGTATGTAAGAGAGGACGGCTCACATGCGGATAAACTTTATTATCCGATGTTCGGCGGTTCATACGACGGAACACGCATCCGTTCTCTTGCAGGACAGACGCTCATGTACAATACAAACGCATCGACAGAAATTACAAGAGCAAAAGCGAACGGCAATGGTTGGAACATCGGCTCATGGAGTAAAAGAAACCTGTTGGATTGTATGCTCAAGATTATGTCAAAGACAGACAATTCACAGACAGCGTTCGGACAGGGGCAGACATCCGGATATGTGAACGACGCATCACAGAACTACGGACACCTTGCGACCGGAACATTGACAAACAAAGGACAGTTTTTCGGTTATAAGGACACGACCCATGAGGTCAAAGTGTTCTACATTGAAAAATGGTGGGGCAACCGTTGGGATAGAATCAACGGTCTGTTGATGGTCGGAGGAGAAATTCTTGCGAAAATGACACCTCCGTACAATCTGACAGGAAAGGACTTTGAAAAGGTCGGAATCACATTCGCATCATCCGGCAACGGTTATCAGAAAGGAACAAAGTCAAGCAGATTCGGACGCATTGTCAATTCAATAGGTGGCAGCAGTAGCACATACACATGTGACTGTTTTTGGTGGAATGCCGGAATTACTGGGGTCGCCCTTGTCGGCGGTTACTGTAGCGTTGGCGAGTACTGCGGTGCGGATTGCTTGGCTTTGAGCGATTCTGCGGGCGCTGCTTACGGGAACGTCGGTGCGTCCGTTTTCTTAGAACAGCCTATCGCTGCGTAAGCAGCAGGGGGGAGGAACGGAGGGGGAACGCCTCCGCTATTCCCGCCGTTAGGCGGTGTGGTCGTTTTTAGAAAAATGAATATAGGGATATAGGGTGCGGTGTCGGGCGGTGTTCCTGCTCCCTGAGGTCGCCCTTGTCGGCGGTAACTGTAACAATGGCGAGAACTGCGGTGCGGATTACTTGAATTTGAACAATTCTGCGGGCAATGCGAACTGGAACATCGGTGCGTCCAATTTCTTCTCATATCGGAGCGTTTAATCAAATGCAGCCTATATCCCACGCCACAAGGCGAAAATCATTCCGGATATAGGGTCGGTTGAGTAAGCATCCGCACAAAAACCGATAGGAGATAAGAAAATACTATATGAGAAGTTACAACAACCTATATGAACCAATGTTACAAGACGACTACATAAAACAGCGTTTTATAAATGCATCCAAAAAGAAAAAGAACAGGAATGATGTGCGGGAGGTATTAGAGAACCTCGATGAACACACAGAACTCTTGAAAAAGATGTTGACAGAGGAGTTGTTCATTCCGGACTATCACAAACCGAGCATCATCAACGAGAGCAGCAGCAAGAAAACACGCCGTATATTGAAACCGCATTACAAATATGAGCAGGTTATTCATCATTGTGCAATAGGTCAGTTCAAACCGATTGCGATGAATGGATTGTATGAATTTTCATGCGGGAGCATTCCGGGCAGGGGTGTTCATTACGGAAAGAAGTACATGAGAAAATGGCTTGATTCCTACGACGGAAAGAAATTCTTTGTTCTCAAGATGGATGTTCACCATTTCTTTGAATCCATAAACCGGAGAATCCTCAAAAGGAAACTCAAAGAGGTAATTCGAGATAAACGGTTTTATAGATTACTCTGCATACTGATTGAACATGACAAAATAGCACTCGTTGCAAAGATTTTGACGGATGCAGGTGTTGAGATAGATGCAGAACAGACGAAAACGCTTGTCGGATGTATAGCATTTGACGACATCTCCGGAGCGTTGGAGATATTGCAGGAAATCGGCATCACAGGAGCGATGTTCGATGAACTGAAAGAAATTATTGAGGAGATGCGAAAAGGCGTTCCGTTGGGATATTTCACATCACAATGGTTCGGCAATTTTTACTTGAAAGCACTCGACCATTACATCAAAGAGGAACTCCATGCAGAGCATTACATGCGATATATGGACGACATGGTGATACTGGGAAAGAGCAAAAAGAAACTGCACAAAATACATGCAGCAATCGAAACATATCTGAATGACAATCTCGACCTTGAAATAAAAGGTGATTGGCAGGTGTTTAGATTTGAATATCCGGTATTTGATAAAAGCGGGAATCCGGTACTTAATAAAGACGGAAAGCAGGTCACAAAGGGTCGTATGCTTGATTTTATGGGATTTCAATTTCACCATGACCGGACAACCATCCGAAAATCAAACATTGAGGCTGCGAGACGCAAGGCAAACCATATCTCAAAGCAGGATAAAATCTCATGGTATAACGCATCGGTGATGCTGTCATATATGGGATTGTTCAAACACACAGACACATACAACTATTACATTGATTACATCAAACCGAAAATCAATGTCAAGAAACTCAAGAGGATAGTTTCAAAGCATAGCAGAAAGGAGAACGAACATGACAGACTGGAAAAAGGTGACAGGAACACAGCCGGACAAGCCGGAGGAGGTCGACAGGACATCGTCGCCGTCAACGGTTTACCTGCGTAAGAACATCGAACAGGTGACAAGAGAGGTTGAGGGCAGCGACGGAAAGATGCAGACAGTGACCGAATGGCAGTACGACGAGAAAGAAATGACAGTCAAGGAATATGAGAACATGGCACTCATGAAGTCAGTCGTTGAGGAGAACACATCCGGAATCGTCGAATCAGTGACACAGTTTCAGAAAGATGCGGTCATTGACGAATACACACAGCAGTTGATTGAGGAGGGGTTGATTTAGTATGAAAATACTTGTTGAAAGTCTCAAAAGAATGTACAAAAAAGGCACTCTCACAAAGGAACAGATTTCCGAGCGTGTCGCAAAGGGCAGTATTTCAGCGGATGAATATGAATATATCACAGGAGAAAAATTCTCCGGCGGTGATACAGAATGAGTCCGCTTGAAATAATATCACGATTGTGCGATGTGACGGAAAATCTATCGGCAATCGTGAAAAAACAGCAAACAATCATTGAACAGTCGAAAATCGAGGAGGCGGTCAGAGCGGAACTCCGGCAGGAGGTAGAGGAGACAGACAGGGAGATGGATGTTCTCGAATATCACATGCGGAAATACTGCGACACCGACGACATCGAGGCGACAGAGTTCGGAAAGGAGAACGCCGTTGACGATTGAGGTTTCCCTGCTAATCTCCGGAGTGTCGGTTGCATTCGCAATCTTTTTCGGAATCTGCTCAAAGCAGAGGAACGACAAAAAAGACACACAGGAAGAAACGGAGAGACGAGCAGAAAATGACACAATGGTGGTTGTGAAACTTGAGAACATCGCAGACGACATCAAGGACATCAAACGGGAATCAAGAGAGAACCGTGAGGAGATGAAACAGTTGAGAGAGCGTGTTGTCATTGTGGAACAGTCACTCAAGAGTTATCACAAGAGACTGGACGGAGAACAGCATTCCGACCGATAACAGGAGGG